GAGGAGGGCCACCACCTCTAGCAGTTCAGCAAGGTTACACGACATTGCCAATAGGTGCAATAGGCTGGAACATGGCAGGACAACCGATTGACTACAATGGAATGGTAGTAGCAACGACAGGCGAAAAGCTAATGAATACCGCAATCAGTAAGATACTATAATGGCTTACTGCACACGAAACGACGTATCTGCTTTCTTACAAGTAGCAGATTTTAGTGGTTCAACAACGCCAGCAGATGGTGATGTAGATGGTTTTATTTCTATGGCAGAGGCTCGTGTGGATGAGCTTACGAATCATGCATGGGCTACAGCAAGAGCAAAAAGCGTAACTGACGAAAGAGGTAGAATACAGAAAGTAAGAACTAATTCTATAAATAGTGTAGGTAGAATACAATTAGCACATTATCCAGTATTAGCATTTACACAACACACTTCACCTTCATTATCGCAAACTAATGGCACTTTGAAAGTATGGAATGCAAATTTATATCAAGATTATTTAGATACAGATAACAGTAAAACTATGGGTAGTTCTGTTACTGATGTTGTAAATAAAGACTTTTGGATGGATACTGAAAGAGGTATAATTTATCTTGATAACTATAATTTATTTGATACTATTACTGACAGTCCTGCAGGAGTTGATGCTTATATTTCTTACAAATATGCAACAGCTTCTACTCCTGATGACATAAAATTAGCTACAATTTACTTTACAGCGGCAACTATTGCAATGAATGATGATTTAAATTTAATGCCAGAAGGAGATGATTCAATGGATAATGCTACAAAATCTCAAAGATATGAAGACATGGCAATGAAAATTCTAAAAGACAATGGTAGATTAGACAGAGATATGACAATGGCAAGAGCTATAGGTGGTTTCGGAACAGGGATGGTGACTCGCTAATGGCAGTCACTTATGCTGAATTAAATGACCCTGTGACAACCGTCTCAGCATTAATAGACTCTAATTGGGATGTAGGAGACATAGCTGGAACTTCTACAAAGCCAGATATTGGTGATTCGTGGGATTTAAATAAAGTTAATTTAAAAGATAATGATGTAATTCGTTGTTACGAAGTAGCAGCTAATCACGATTTTCTAGGTGTCGGAAAGGGGGTAGATAAGTCTATCGCCCGTATTTCGATAGATATTGCAACACAGGTAAGTAGGTCAAGACTTAGAGATTTGTATTCAGAAGTTGTAAGTATCATTAGAGGTGCAAAAGCAGGAAATGCGCCTACGGTGTTAAACGCCAATTATGCAGACATAAAACTATTGTCTCGCACAGACCAGAGTGACAAACAACGTCGCTGGTTTCGTTATGTTCTCGATTGTGAAATAACAAGTTACGAGGCGGTGATATAATGGTAAGATTAGCACAAACAGTAGAAGCGGCATTTGAAGTCGAAAGCACGTATGGCGACCCTCCAGGGACGGCATTGACACACTTAGGTCTATTGGACACATTTGACCCTAGAGCGATAGAGATGAACATAACTCCTGTTCCAAGTATTGGTCAGTCAACGGATGCACATCATGCATCTGGACCAATTGCAGTTACTTTACCTCTTAAAGTTGCATTACAAGGAACTGGTTGGCAACAATTGTTGGGTAGAGCAATAGGAAGCACAACTGAATATAGTTCAACAAAAAGTCCATCAAAACTTACAAACACTGCAGATTCATTAGCAGTATTAGCAAGAGATACTGCAGGTGATTACACTTTAGTTACAGGAGTAGTTCCTAATGAAGTAACATTAGAAGCAGACTATACTACTGGAGGTTACATTACTTTAGATTCACAATGCACTGCATTTTATACACAAGATGACAGTGATGCTAATTTTGCAGGATTTTTACAACCAGACGGAGGCGGAGGTTCTGATTACTCAGCAGTAGCATGGCCATCACCACCAACTTCAGACCCATTATTGCCTAGTGACTTAGTTGTAAGTTATTCAACTGCAACTACTAATGGCGTATCGATTAACAGAACTGCAGGTCATTATGTTGAAGTAGGTGAACGATATATGAAAATATTTGACACTTCTGGCACTTTAGATTCAGGATATGGTTCTGGAGACCATGCAGCATTAGTAAATAATGGAGTGATTGATTTAGACCACACAGACACTGAAACAATTACAGAGCTTACAGCAGTTCTTAACGCAGGAGTTACAAGCTCTGCTACAGCAAACGCAGGAAGTGCAAACCCTCAGAATTTACTAAAAGGCATTTACAAAATGATTGGTAGTAATGTTGCAATCCCTGTTGTTAACGATGCAGATGAAACTCTTACAGCTTTTAACAATATAAAAACAGTATCTTTAAAAATAGCAAATAACAATCTTCCAATACCTGCAAGAACATTAGGGCAAGATGATTCAACTATAAAATGGTTGCAACATAGTAAGATGAGGCGAGGTAAAGCAGATGTTACATTAGACATAACAATGACTGCAGAAGATGAAACCTTGTATGATTTATATGTTAGTAAAACAACACTACCCTTAGTTAGATTAGATTTAGGCACAAATGGTTCAATAGCACTTACGAATGGAACCATTACTTCTTTCTCACGACCTGTTACTGCAGGTGGCGAAACTACAGAAACAGTTTCAATAAAGTTTAGAGGTAATGGAGATTTCCTTAACTACAGTGCTTATGCTATCAGTGCTGATTGGTCATTATAGGTAGGTAAATGGTAAGCGTTAGAGGTCAGTTAGATGCCCCTCTGCTTGATATAGGGCAGGTTGAAAAAGAATACTGGGAACGAAAAGTAGTTCATTTACATAGCCTTGCAAAGTTTAACAAACCAAAAGGATGGCGTAAATATTTCAAAAAAGACACTGCTCCTGTGATAGTGCTTAAAAGGCTTACGGCAGAAGATTGGGAAAAAATAGATGTAAAGTTCCATGACTTAAAAGTTCAACTAACTAAGGACGCTCCAGTATTGCGAAGAATAACAAACAAAATGTTTGAAAAACAAGAGTTAATGACAAAGGAAGACTATACTGTTTTAGCAGATGCAAAGTTGCGCACGATTCCTATTTACATAGGTATGTTAGAATTAATGATAGAGGAACCTGCTATGACGTATGAGCAAGTTCATAAGATGTGGGATTGTTTAGATGAATATGATAGAGACACGTTGGCTAGTTATGTAAATATGTTGACATCAGAGCATTCAGCAGTTGCAAATCATGTTAACAAAAAACGATTAGCAGAGTTTGACCAGATTAAAGCGGAGGCAATAACAAAGTATGGCCGATGAATATGTAGTTAGAATTGTTTTAGATGGTGTAGATAATGCTTCTGATGATATACAAAGAGTAGATGACGAGTTAGATAATTTAGGCAAAAGCGCTGCTGGAGCTAATTTAGATTTAGCTATGTTTACGGGAGGAATGGCTTTGACAGTAGGCGCATTAAATCAATTTACAGGAGGTCTTAGAAAGTCACACGGTGCAGCAGAACGATTAGGCGTTGGAACACAAGAATCAAGGGACCAATTGGCACGTTATTTAGATATTATTGAATTGATTGTGGGGCCTTTGGAATCTATAATTGCTTTGTTTGTTTTATTTGGTGCAGGTTTAGCAGTTGTTAGTAGTAAAGCTTTTGCTACGGGTGCTGCGACTATTGGATTAACAACCGTTGCAAGTGCTTTAGGCGTTACACTAACTGCATTAGTAGGGATTATAGTAGGAGTTACAGCAGGTGTAATTCTATTAGGGGCGGCTTTTATATTATACCGTGATGAAATAGGAGAGTATGCAGGAAAATTAAGAGAATTACTTTTTGTTGCAGATGATATTGACCGAGTTTTAATTAGAATAATAGATGGAATAAACGGAGTTTCAGACGCTATTAGCGGCACTGCAGGAAATATTATAGATGATTTTGATACTAAAATGAGACGTAGTATTTTTGGTCAAGGAGGGTCTATTACTAGACTAGCATAATGGGGCAAACAGCAGATACTAGTGGTGCTACAATTGCAATACCTTCAACAACATGGCTAAACCAAGGGTCTAAAGGCACTAATAATGACGATACTGTTTTAAGTTTATTTCCTGACGGGGGTGGAACAGAGGAAGATGTGGGTCTTTTGTCTTTTGTAGTTGCAGATGTTGAAACCTTAGCAATTCCTTCTAATGCTATTTTGCGCAAAATTCATATTCAATTTAGCAGGTTGACGGCAGGTCCTTCTGCTGGTGTTGGTCAAATGTGTTTTTTAAATGAAGATTTTACTGAAAATCAAGCAAATTGGTATGGGCCTGACGATTCGTCTAATACAACAGTTCTTTGGGAACCTGCTTTCGATGGTGCCTCGGAGTCTACAGTTAATCCAGGTCCGTTAAAAGGCGACCCTATTGGCACTTACAACATATCTGCTCCTGGCACTGCTACTATAGTTATAACGGAAGATGCAGTTAGAAAACATAATTTAACATTTGGTTCTACAGTTAATGTGGGTTTATGGGCAACAAGTGGTTCAATTACAGTTGAAGATGATTCTAATGCAGGAAGTTCAGGAAATGTGCCTAAATATTTTATAACTTATGAAATACCTACTCCCTCATCACCTAAAATTAGTATTGCAGCAAATCCTGATGGCGTAACAGGGACTATCAGAATAGACCAAGATACGGACTCTGAAGATTTACAGAAGTATAGTATATGTGTATCTACATCAGACACGGCACCAGACCATGGAGATAGCGTTACAGATTTTACAGACACAGGTAAGACTACATTCGATACAAGCACGCTTACAGGTAGTCCTTTAGCAACAGACGATACAACATATTATTTTAGATTGTTTGCAGAGGATTCAGTTAATACAGATGATAATGGTGGCGCGTCAAATGTTATTGCAGTAACTAGGCCAGAGGTTGCAAACAGTAGTGCTATTTCACCAAATGCTATGGATATAGGTGAAGAAACTACATTAACTGTAGCGTCTGAAACAGTTTCTGCTGCAGAATTTGGTGGTAAGTTTTCTAGTGTTTTGGTTAATTGGGATGCTGGTGCAAGCGACACAGACGCAGATTACAGTGAGTATTTTTTTAATCAAGCTACCGCTCCAGCTACAACAACTAGTGGTAATCTTACAATAACACACAGATATGACACTGCAGGTTCTAAGACAATAAAAGTAAGAGTTAGGGACCCTAATGGTTTTGTAAGTGATAAGCACTCTTTAGCAACAGGTGCAGGAGTAAACGAAGCAAATCCTGTTTCAAGATTATCAACAAGTCGGCGTAAAGTATTATCTTCTAGGTTTGCAGATTTAAATAACATGTTAACTATCAGTTCTGCACAGAGTAGAGCTATTGGTAGTGATAGAGAGATACAAAATCATTTATTTACTTGTGTTTCAGGTCAGGCAGATACCTTATGCACAATGGGAGCTTTTGATAATAACAATGAGGTGTTCGATACTTCTTCTAAACGTGTTTCTTTAGTTCAGTTAGATGATGGTAATATGAGTTCAATGAGAATTAAAGTATTTGGTTTAGCATCTTTTCAATCTGACGGCGATGCAATCAAAGACGATGATGCTACTTTTAGTCATTATAAATACACTAGTGAAGAAATAACACCTATAAATGGTGTTGATGATGCGGTAGTTTACAAAGAATCAACAGCTACAACAAACTTTTTTAAAAATATTGAAGCGGTGGTTGTGACAACTAAAGACACTACTGACACTACTGGTGCAAGGTATGTTTTAGTTGCAAACAAAGATGATTGGACTACTAAACTGTCTGGTGTTTTAACGAATGAAGCATTAGATTCAAGTGAAATGATGATTAATGTGGATAATACTGGTGCATTCAAAGCAGGTCAAGTTATAAAAATAGATTCTGAATATATGAAAATAATTAGAGTCGATACAAACAACGCACGCATATATGTTATTAGAGGTTATTTCTTTAGCACTGCTGCATCTCATGGAAATGATTCAAGTATTGGTATAGTAGACTCATACATAGTTAATAAAGAACTTAGATATGTTTCAGATACTACGGCAGGTTCTGATGCAATACGGTATAGGTGGGGTGGTTTTGCTAGAGTAAAAGGAAATACTTCTGGAGGTAAGATTGATTTTGCAGTCCATGATGGTTCTGGCGCAGGAGTCGGCGATACAATTTTATTACAATCAGTCGCATCAGGAAGTAGTTCAGTTAATGACACGTGTTGGTTAAATAATGGATTCTTTGAAGATGATATTATTGCAGTAGGCAATACTACAGATAACGGAACTTATGCAAGCCCTAAGTATTTTAAATTAGCAGGATTTGCATCTTCAGGTAGTGGTAATTTTGATACTGCATATGTTTATGGAAGTGATGTAGATGACTTTGTAACTGCAGGGCCTGTTGATGAGAGTGATGAAGAAGCCGATATAATTCGTGTAATTTCTAATCCAAACAGAACTGTTGGTTTTACACAGGGCAGTTCTCAAGATGATATTGTTAGTTTTGAATCAAAAGTTATAGATGACGATACAACTTCGTTTTTAGTAAATGCAGATGTTTCTCATACTTCAGTTGTTGTTGCACAACCAAATGTTTTAGATTTAATAACCAATACAGATTATGATAGTAATACCACAGAGAACACTTTAACAACAAACGACATTGCAATAACAAACTTGCAGAAATCAAGAGATGGTGGTATTGTGGGAGTAATGCCGCTTGGCAGTCGTAAGTATCCTTCTAACGTTACACGTAATAAAATGGGTTTACCTACTTTATCTTTATCTTTAAGACTTATTTCAGATGCAGGATTACGCAAAATAAGGTCTTTAATTGAAGGAGACACTTATGATTATGTGTTTTTAGATTATAGAAAAATAGATGGTTCTACTGTAGATGTTACTTATAGGATGAAATATGTTAACGGAACTTTATCAAAAACTCCACAGTTAGGTAGTGAATACACTGCAGATTTAAGATTTATAATTGTTGGCGAGGATGTAACTTAAATGCCAATCATATTAAGAAAAAGTTTAATATCAGACAATATAGATTTAGAATGCACAATTGATGGCGTTCCTTTTCCTTTTATTACAGGTATTGATTTCCAACAGCAAATAGATTCTGCACGTGTTGTAAAAGCATCTATGGCAGGTATAGAATCAACTAGTTTACTTAAAATAGGGTCTAACGTGATAATCAAAGTTGGAACTAATGAAACAAATCATAATTTAGATTTTGTAGGAATCATAACAGAGATTGCACCTTCCTATAATGAATCTTCTTTTACTGCAGTTGATTTAATTACGCAATTACAATCATCGGAAATAGTAGAATATAAACGTAATGAGATTATTGGTGAAGATTTGTATATGCTTGCTTCTAATGCTTGTAACTACAAAGATATAGATGTAAGTGAATTGATAGAAGGTAGTGGTATAATAGCAACAGATGATATGGATTTAACAGGTTTAATGTCTCGAAGGCAGTTCATTGAAAAATGTTTTAGATATATGATTGATGTTCGCGATGATGATTTCCATCCTAACGCAGTTGCTTTACAATGGCGTTATGCAATACGAAGAAACAATGTTATGGATTTTTGGTTAGAAGACCCAACTAACTTTCAATCTAAACCATTGATGTCTATTTCGGATAATAGCAATAACTTAACAGGGCCAGGAGTGGTTGCAAATATAAATTCTAGTCAGTTAGTTAACAGTGCTACTTATCAAAGTAATTTAGATGCTAGTGTGTTTACTACAATTACAGACCAAGACAGTGTTGCTAGAAATGGTGTCTATGGCAAACTTTTTAAAATAAGTAGTAAACGTAAAGATAGATTAGAAGAATTAGCATATCAAACTATATTATTACATAAGGAACCGACTATGACTTACAAAGTAGTAATGACAGGTGGTGAACATATTTCTTTAGGAGATTACATTGAGGTTAGTATTCCTACATTAGGAAAAAAAGAATTGTTACCAGTAGTAGGAGTATCTCATAGCTTTACGGATTCTGTAGTAAGCACTATTACATTAGGAACTCCAGAGTTAAGTATAAGTCAATTAATAGCTTCACAAGTATAGACACACACACCTTTGTTTCCACTGGAACTTTCAAAAGATGTCCTGTTATTTTTTTTACAATTTTTAGAGGGGTTCGGCGGGTTATTAGCTATAGTGTAAGTGTAGCTCTTACTCTTTCTAAAAGTTCCAGTGGAAATGAAGGTGTCTGTCTGTTTCCAGTCCAGATTAATATTCTTTATTATCTAAACTATTAATTACTATTTGATTCTCTTTAATGTTAATAGTTTCTGCTTGGATTTTAGTATTCTTTTTATTCATTACGTATCCACACCGAAAGCATTTCCAAGACTTATATCTGCTTTCGGCTGCTCTTGTCTTATAGCACTTGGGACACTTTATTATGTAGTTAGTCGCCATACATGTATTTACCGTTGTAACAGTATGGACACTTATCTATATTTTCTTTTTCATCAAACTCCATCTCTACAATTTCACCACAGTCAGGACATTCAGTAATGCCACTACCATCAACAAAATCACATATGTCGTATTCCATCAATCCACCATCTGTCCACAATGAAGGCAACGCCATCCTTTTCCTGTTCCTACCTGAGCACCATGCTTACAAATCTTCTTCATCTACTCTAGCCCCTAAGTGATTAACTTTGTATTTGACGGCCTGAACGTTACCAACCACATACCTTACATTTTCAGTATATCCATAACGTTGTCTTTCACTAGCTACTTGATATGGTATTTCCCAGATACCTATTCGCTTTTCAGCACCAGTAAAATTATTATTTATCTTTTCTTTTACCATACGTTTCTTCCATCGTTTAGCGACAGCAAGGGTATTCACTTGAATCATCTTCATCTTCCCATCCCCCTTTCTGCGTCAGCCATTGCTTCTAGTAACATTATCTTAGCTTTGTTTCTAATACGTTTCCAATCCTCAGCAAATGTTTCATCATCCATTGTAAGTTCTAATTCTATATCAGCCCTTACAGATTCATATTGTATCTTAGTAGGTCTAGTAGCTCCTAACTTTACTTTAATCTTGTCCAGCTTCATTCTTACTCCTTTTCATAAATTGTTTATCTACAATGATACCACAATTATTACAATTAAGTATTAAACAATCATAAGCATCATCACTACTCCTAATAGTATCAAGCACCAGGGAACCGCCACATTTTGTGCAACTACTCATGTAATGCTTTCTCCTCTACATCTAACCATTGCTTTACCTTTAGTATTCTTTCGACACGGTATCTGTAACGGTCTGCATCCGCCGCCTTGTCCTTATGATATAAGATTGCGTCATTAACAGCAAGTAAATGCTCTTTAAGGACATCTGTATGCATAGCGAATAGTTCGTATAGGAAATGCCTTTCGACACCCGTAGTCTCTTTCTTACGTGGCATCAGTCATTGCCTCCTTTACACGCTTTACATGCCAAGCGCTACTGGCATTATCTTCAACCATCTTATGATAGTCTTTGATTTCTTGCAAGCTCATCTGCATCATTTCTTCAACAGATATCAGTTCTTTCTTTGTTTCTTTCATTGTTTCTCCTTTTTTTTTATATCTATATCCATATCTATCAAGAATATACTTACAGACTCATAACAGTCTGCGCATATTCCTTGAACGTTATTGATGATATATACTACACCATCTTTTGTTAGGTCTCCACCACAAGTATCACACTCGTCAGTAAAGTAATCTCTCCACTTCTGTATCATGTTATCAGGCTTATAGCAACCCACTATATAAGTATTACTATAAACCCATTATCGTCGTGAAACGTTTTTTTAGGCGATGTGCTATGGGTTAAACACGGGGGCCTGTGGGGGCGTATTAGGTTATTTTGAGTCAAAATATGGCTCACGCTATGGGTTAAACGTGCGGGCCTGTGCACGCTTAGAGGCCATGCACACAGGCATATAATCATAGAATCATAATAATTAAATCTAAATCTAAGAATCCAATTTTTAACATTTACAAAAATTGAAACCCTGACATAATTTAGATTATAGATTTCAATTTCTGATAGGTTTCCGTCGCCGTTTACGTGGTTTATATGAACCTCTGGTATGATTGTATACTTTGAGGACTTTGAACGAATATGGCCCCTTCCCTGCCACTTTTTAGATTCTGACCGTTTTTCTATCCTACGCGAACGATAGACCGAAGATTTAGAGCTTAAGCTAATCAGGGAAAAAAATGGTGCCGAGAGGCCCGCACCTCTCGACGATAAAAAAATAGTTTGCGGGTTTTCAGGGGGGAGGAGCTAAGGCTTTACCAACTGCCTTAATTATAGACGATAAAAGACCCATTAATTGGCTCCGAATTTCTCAATAAACCAGTCCTCTAAATCTTCCTCCATCCAAGCAGAAACCTCTTGGTCAATATAGTGATAAATCGCTATACCTTCGAGGCCTAAAACATAGGAATCTGGATTCTTAAGCACCTCGTCAACGGTGCACATTCCCGCATCGTTAAAGGCTTCCATTAAGGCCCATTCATGGACGAACATTAACGCCTTAAGTTCTGCAGTATAGACAGGGACGGAACCGTCTATAATTTCGTGTAAAGTTCCATCATATTGTAGCACGTCTATTATGTCGTGCTTGTCCATAGTTTCGTCTATTGAACCCTCTTTAAGATACAACCAAGTGACGCTATCCTTTATTTCCTCAATAGCTGAACTTACAAGGTCGCTTAAATCTCTCTCAAGTTTTATAGTGTAAGTTCGCATTTATTCAACCTCCCATAATCCAGCATCACGGATAATCTCACCTATTGCGTCGTCGATATATTCCTGTTCTTTATCCTCTAATACTCGATACATCTCTTTTTGGCTTCCATCTTCATACTCGAAAACAACGCGCCAATTGACGAGCCTTACATCTTTATTTGAGTTCATTTATTCACCTTCCTTTTTTACTTCTGATTTAGTAACCAAGATTAGAGGTTTTTTGTATCTGTCATACTTGACGTTCTGTTGATGCCTTGAGAGGTTAGTTCTCATTACGATGTCCTGCAGGGTCTGCGGGTCACTTAGGGCCTCTATTTCGCCCTTTAAAGCCTTGTTATTGAGCCACTGGCCCCAAGTTCCATAACGGTGGTTATAGTAGTCCTTCGAGCAATTAAAAACGTTCCATTTTGTAGCATCTCCGCCGTGCCTGTATTCTCCCTCAAAATCATAGGCAGAAATTACCCAGCCAGATAAGATATTTTTATCTATGTGGTAATCATCCCTACGGTTTCCAAATCTCTGTTTAAAATCCATCAAGAAAGTTAAGAAATCTTGATACCTAAAATTAGCTAAATTATTTAGGTTCGTTTTACTTAATTTCTCTTCTGGTATTCCGTTATAATATGTTCTAAAATTCCAAGGAAGATTTAACACATCATCGAGGCGGTTTAACTCCTCAATTACAGGCTCAAAAGCTGTTAACCATTCCTTAGCGTATCGCATAGCCTCAAACGCATTAATTCGGTTCTCTTCTGGGATATACCCATAATTACCGCGTCCGCTTCTCGGGCTGGCTAACTCTTCGTATCGACCTTTACCTATCATAAGTTCGACAGATTCGATTAATTCCCGCATGGCTGTTTTACGATTAGTAAACGCACATTTGAAACTAATATACTCCTCTATACCTTTTGCCAATTTTCGACGATTATTCATGTCTTCGTCATATTCTGCAAGCTCCTTAATTGATGCTTCATATTTTTTCGATTCTTCCTTTAAATCGTTGCTGAAAGTTTGTATAAACAAATCCTTCAAATCTGCAACGCATAATTTATGAGTAAATGAGTAATAAGGATAATACGAAATCTCCTTACTTACAAAACCTAAACCTATTAAGAAATCAGTTCCTAATTTAGTCTCTTCTTCATAACTCAATTCTTTTTCATGTTCTGACATTTTAGGATATTTGTAGTCCATAAAAAAGCGCCTAAATCTTTTAGCTAATTCGTCCTTCTTTTTGATGTAAGTTAAACCTCCAAGCGGGTTATCTATTTGTTTAGGTTTTTCGTTCCATCTTTCTCTATTGAAAGTAAGCCCGTTAACCTCTATTTTCCCGTCTTCGTTCCAGTTCATTTATTCACCTCCTTTTATGTAATAAACTGCTGTTTCGAAATCTTCAGCGGTTGCCTCTAATCCTGACTCTTTCAAATCTGGTATTAAAGTTGTTTCTAAATATTCGACAAAATCGGCTTTATTTTCCCAATTAAACATTTATTCACCTCCGATAGTAAACTCTGGATAGTTAGAAGCGCAGAACTTACAAAGTAATTTTGTAGTATAGAAACTAATCTTTTTAGGATTACAATTTAAACACGGTTTAGCCATTCTTAGAGCCTCCTTTCATAGGTCCTGAATACTGGACACCATCGGTAAAGCCTAGAGTCTCCAAATATCTGGCACTCCTCATAGAAGTTCGCTAGGTCATCGGCTAGGCCCTCGTTGCTTACATACTCACTTATTTTTGTTTGTGTATTCATTTTTATCACTTGAGGTTTTTTTGTCCTCACTATATAGTAAATCAAAAATCACTATTTCTCTTATAATAGGTAAAAAGACCCTATTCTTAAGCTGTTTTATCGTCGATAAATAGGTTTATAGTATCCTATATAAAGAAACAAGGTTTTTTAGCTGTTTTTAGCGATTCGTCAAAATGCGTATTTTTTGGCCCGCTCATAGGTTAGAGCTTATCTCTATGCTTAAGTCCTAGAATTATTTTGTTTCTCTTTCTTAAGCTAAACGCTAGAAGCAACATTTTAGAAAAATGCAGTTATAGAGGATAGGTTCTTTTTTTCTCTTTAAATACTAACACATTTTTTTAAAGGCCATCTATTAAATAAACTATATAGGTTTATGCTTAAATTAGAGCTTAGTATTTAAATAAACTAAAGCCTCATTTTAAGAAACTCATTTTTATTTATATAAGCAGTCCTTCAGAGCCTTTTAAAATTTGATACCTCTATATAAACCCAGAATACTTTTAATTATCAAAAAACCCCTAATTTGGGCTAATATTAACCTAGTAAAAAACAATACACATAAGAGCGAATCTCTCGACGATAAACAAACCCTCAAAAGACCAATAACTGAAAACTTACAGAATTAAAGACTTTAACAATACAAATAATAGATAGAATAGTAAGAGATACTAAAACAATCTAAAGCCTATTAGAATCCATTTAACAGCATCAAAAAAGATAATTAAATCTTAATCTCTTTTGTTTCTATTTTACTATAAACCTTAATCCAATTCTAAGCACAAAAATAAGTTCCAGAAGTCACCACGTGGACGCATCGTCTAAGGTTTCCCTCGGGCGGGAGAGGTGGCGGGGTTCCATGTCAAAGGGGCGGGGGTGCATATGGCAAGGTAGGTAATCTATAAATTTTCTAATATTTTGAAACGTGAGTCGCTAATTTTTTTTTTGGAGTAGGTTTATATTGGGCAGGCTTATAGTGACCTTATGGTAGGATATGCTAAGGACAAGCCAAAGCCAGAGACACACTTGCTTAGTGTGGGAAGGCATGAGGATAGGATAGAGACATTGAGCACGATACGCGAGATTGCGAAGAAAGAGGGCACTAGTATGCAGGAACAGTTATGGGATGCATTGTGGGCTTATGCGCAGTTGAAGAAGGGGTTGCTTGATGACGAGTGAGAAGCGCAAAAAGTTGTTGCAGCAGATGAAGGGCATGAGCATGGCTGAGGCAGTTGTAGAGAAGAAGCCTGAGAAAAAGAAGGTTTATAGTATGGCAGTAAAAAACGCGGCTATGGAGTTGTATTTGCAGGGTATAGATATGCGACAGATTGCAGAGGAGTTGGCTTTACGTTTTGATGAGGTTAAGAAGATAGACCAGAGCACGATTAGTGGTTGGGCTAGAAAGAATGGTTGGGATGAGATAAAGGGTGAGGTTCAGTATGAGATTATCCAGGAGACAAAGCACAGGGTTAAGGATTACATTGGCAAGCAGTTAGGAGAGATAGAGGAGGTTCGTCAGGAGTATTTGGAGAGGATGCGAACTAAGGAGGGGACTGACATAAGGGGTCACGAGTTTGCGAAGTTGACAGAGATGCAAAGTAAATTGCAAGCGTTGAATGCAGATAGGGAGGATGTTGTAGAGCATATTAGCAAGTGTATAGAGTATGCGTTGGATGAGAGTGAGATGCCTATGAAGATAAGGCAGAAATTTTTGATGGCGTATGTTAGTAGATTGGAGGAAGGTGTATGAGCGATAAGGTTTGGAAGAAGGGTCATGTTTGGACGGAGAAGCATTTGAAGGCAAAGTTGCGTTTGGTAGATGTTAGAAATTTTGCTAAGGCGAAGATGGCAGGTTTGGTTGATGATATACATGACAAGGACTGGGGACCTATGGGTGATGCTAGTTTGAAGGATTATTTGACAGGTTATCATGCGGCGATGGATGATTTAGCTAAGTGGACGATGAGGCAGGTAGATGGTCAATAGTTTAGATATGTGGGTTGTGCAGTTGGATGAGTTAATTCAGCATGCGATAAAGATACGTAATGAGAATGTTATGGAATACAGGGATAAGGAGTTAGAGGCGTTTGAGACTGGGTTGAATATATTTACGTTATTGATGAAGGAGATGATGAAAGACATGATAGGTGAGAGGAAGTTGGACAATGATTGATTATTGGCGATGTAAGAGGTGTGGTATTGCGATAGATACTAAGACAGTTGAAAAGAACGACGGGGTATGTGTGGTTTGTTATGAGTGATAGATTAAAGAATTATTATGTGTATATTGGAAATAGGTCTGAAGAAGATTGCTATAAGGTAAAAGCTAAAGATGTTGATGAAGCTATAGAATTAGCAAAACAATATTATGTAGAAGATGAAGATAATTATTATCTTACAGGTGTGGAGGAAGTAGATGAGTGAATTTTTGATTGCGTTATTGATGGGTTTATCGTTTATTTTTGGTTTTTGGATAGGTGTAGATTGGTATCGTAAAAAGATAATAGCGGAGGAGATAGTTGCGCAAGAAGCACGCACCAAGTGAGGTGGCTAATATGACATTGTGTGGTCATGAGGCAACACCTGGAGAATATCAGAAGATATTGCAAAGGAAGGGTAAATACATAAATTGTAAACGATGTTTACAGGCATTACAGTTGAGAGAATTGATAAAAGAGGAAAATAGAACATGAAAGAGTGGTTTAAGGATATGGATAGCACGCGCAAGTTAGTGATAAAATACTTGAAGGAGTATCCTCATACGAGGGATAGTGATGTTGAGTTATTTTACATGATACTGAAGGATTATTATAGGGCGATACCTCATAACAAAAAGGCTAGTATTTACGAGGACCAGTTTATGACTGACTTGTATGTTTTGTTAAAGTTTGCGCCAGATAAGAGTAGTGTAAGTCGTTTGAGAAGGCGGATACAGAATGATGATGGCATGTTTCAGAGCACGGCAGAGGTAAAGAAGATGCGAGATGAGCTTGAGGATAAGTTCAGGAAGTGGGCTTCGCAATGAAGTGGAAGTTTGTATGTTATCAATGTGGCGAAAGATGGGAAGAGGAGCACAGGTTGATAGGTGCGGAGCATTTTATTTGGAGCGAGAAGAAGGAAGGCAGGCCTATGAAGGATTGTTACAGGTGTAAGATGAATATGGTGTATGTGCCGATAGTGGGGGATTTAGTTGGCAATCGTTCATAAGTATAGAGATAAGGACTCACAGTGGACAATGTGTGGGCGTTATTGTGAGTGGGTAAAAGGAAGTATGAATGTTTTGGCTAGTGATAAGGACCATGAGATAACTTGTAAGGCTTGCAGGCGGTTTGTAGATGAGTAGATATGCAGTTCAGGAGCAACGCAATAAGGTTTCTCGGTTGTTAAGGACTAGTAACAGGAATAGAAACGCTATGCGTTGGAGTAAGAACGAGACAGAGGAGCATATTGACATGAAGTTTGCGATTTGCAAGCAGTTAAAGGAGTGGGAGCACGAGTTTTACACTGAGGCGGTGTTTGAGCCGAGTGGTTTGCGTGCGGATGTTATAGATGCGGACACTGGGATAGTGTATGAGGTTGTAAATACGGAAGGAAGCGACTCTATATTGAAGAAACAGCACCTATATCCGTTGGAGATACGGGTTGTGAATGCTCATCAGAAGTTTACGAAGGAGTTATTGCTATGAATAACAACTTTGACAAGGATTTAGCAGATGGGCAAAAAGGCGAACAGGCAGTTAGACATTTTGTCGAAACGGTTATGGAAAAACAGTTTAAGAAATACAATGATAATGCGAATTATGACATATTGTTTCAGAATCCGTATGAGGACCCAGTGACGTTTGAGGTAAAAACAGATTATTGGGAGAAGAACATAGACGAAGGCGGGTCAGGAAATATGGCGATAGAATACAAGTGTCGTGGTAAGCCGAGTGGTATTAGAACAACTAAGGCAACTTACTTTGCGTATTATTTTCCTAATATTCGAGATAAGCATTTATGGGTAATAACTGTAGACAATTTGAAAAAATTGCTTAGGAACTGCGTTTCTAAGCGTGTAAATGGGGGTGAAACATACTATGACAGCGATGAAAAGGTGGCAAAATGCTTCTTAATTGACCGTTACAGGTATCGAAAACATTTTGATGTCTATAGTTGGGATGGCAGAGGGTGGATAAACGAATGATAATAGAAAGGGCATGGGCGATGCCTAACAAACGCACCTTTACAATAAAGCCCATTGAGAAATTGATAGAAGAAGAACTTGGCACAGATTATATTGACCCTTTTCCTTTTGAGTATAAGGAAGATGCATCTGAGTATTTGAAAAGAGTAGAGGCTCATAATTATGGAGTGTTTGACCCACCGTATTCTCCACGACAGTTAAAAGAGTGTTACAAAGGCAAGGGTGAATATGATACAAAGTCGAGCACGTGGAGTAATTGGAAAGATTTAATGGGTCAAAAGGTATTAGACAAATGTATTTCGTTTGGTTGGAATACTTGTGGTCTTGGAAAAAAAAGAGGGTTTGAGATTACAAGAATCTTGATTGTTTGTCATGGTGGAATGCATAATGATACGATATGCACAGTAGAACACAGAGTTCAGGAGAGGTTATGATACGGATTTTCAAAGATGGTAAGGAGATTTACAAAAATGAAAACATACATCAAGTAGCAGAGGAGATATTGTTTAACGATTATGATGTTAAAGAGATAGTAGTAAATATCAACCGCGAAATGGTAGAAAAAAAGTATGGAAGATTTTGAGTTAGACCACAAGTCGAAAAGTGCAGCAATAAACTTTGCATACAATATGATGCAAGAAACTCCGCAGACATTAGGAGAGTTTATCAACGAAACATTGGAAAATTACATGGAACAAGAGCCTGGAACGTTCGTTCCTCTAGGTGAAATGCACTCAGAATGGGAGAAAACGTTCAATTCTGGCACTCATACGGCGATAATCTGTGCAAGAGGGCATTTGAAAACGAGTTGGGCATTGAGTAATTTAGCATATCATATGCTTACAAATCAGAATTTCAGGGCATTGTATATATCTGCAACATTGGAACAGGCATGGGATAAGTTAGAACAGTTTGAGGAATTGTGTCGTAGGTCGTGGCGATTGTCAGGTATGATGAAAAAGAAATCAAGTGAGGATGTAGGTTCATGGCGTAAAGGTGCTAAGTATTTTAACAATGGAAGTAGGGTTCATGCGGCAAGTATTGGTAAAGCATTAGAAGGTCCTCACGTTCATATGATTATTTTGGACGACGTTTTGCAGGAGTTTCCGTCTATTTCAGACGAGAACGTGATACATTATATAAAAAGGGTTGTCATGCCAATGCGTTTACCAGATGAAAGAATTTTGTTAGTAGGAACGCAGAAAAGAGTTAACGATGCGACAGATTGGGTTACTGAAAGTCCGCAGTGGAATGTGGTGCGACATCCTGCACTTTTGGAAGATGAAACGCCGAGATGGCCAGAGTATTGGACGTTAGAGAGGTTAGAGGAAGAGAAATACACGATGGGAAGTCGTGCATTTGAGTCTGAGTATATGTTAAATCCATTGGACCCAGAGAGCGCAGTTATACCGTATGAAGTGTTAAACACTTGTTTAGACAAGGGTGCAAACATGGGATTGGCGCCAGAAGGTTGGGAAACAATTATGGGTGTTGACCTTGCAGTGGGCATGGATACGATGAATGACGAGACAAGTTACACTGTGGTTGCGTATAACAGAGATACGCAGATGCGTCAGATACTTTACAACTGGACAGGTAAGATACAGGCTCAAGGTAATGCATGGTTAGATGCACAGTTACTTACATTACGACAATTAAGTGAAAGGTTCAAACCGTTTAAAATCATAGTAGAGTCTAATGGTTATCAGAGGTTAGTCGTTCATGCGGCGCAACAATTAGAAGGTGTGCCAGTAGAAGGACACAATACAGGTAGGGAAAAGCATCGTGTAGATACAGGAATACCTGGAATTGCAATAAGAATGGAGCAAGGAAAGTATATAATTCCATGGGATAAGACATCTAAAGAGAACTCAAAACCTGGAATGAGAAAACTAGTAGATGGGTTGAGTCGGCTTGTTTACGGAAAGAATGGAAGACTAGAAGGACATACGCCAGATAGCGTTATGTCGCTTTGGATGTGCGAATTAGCGATACAAGAAATGGAAAAAAGAAGGCTACATTACGTCCGTTGGGATTTTATGTAATATAAACCATTTATATAATCCCGTAAATTTATATGCTCCCTTTTTTTGTAGCTTTTCCATATGGCGAGGTTTGAGCTTTATGGAATTCGGAAAGAGACAAAGGTCAAAATGCAAACAGTTGCAAGGGAAAAGGGAGTGTCTGTAGGTCGATTAGTAGAGTCTATTATGAATAGATATATAGAAGAACCGCGAAATAAAAAGAGAATATAATGGGAATATTTGACCGATTTAGGAGCAAGCCAGTTAGAAAAGCGTCTGCGTTAGAACGTATGGTTTCGTCTGATGCGCAATCTTTAGAAAAAGAAGCTAGGACTCCCGTATATTCTGGTGTTTCTACAGATAAGGCTTATAGAAACTCTATACTTCCGCCAGTAGACCAACATTATTTGGAACAATTAGCAGACAGGTATTCACATCTTAGGACTGTTATTACACGTATTGCGTCACAAGCTGTAGCAAAAGGATGGGAATATCAGGCGATTGGCGATGGCAAACCTGAGCAAAGAAAGGCAGTTGAGCGGTTGTTAAAGAATCCTACTAATGGCAGTGCAGATATTAATGGTTCAGAATTTTTTAAAGCAATGATTAGACAGTTGGAAGTGTTTGATGATTGTTGGGTAAGTATTGTATATGACCGTATGGCAAGCGAGGATGGCTCTGTTAGCGGTAAAGTAGTCAAAGAATTATGGGTAGAAGATGCAAAGCACATGCGATTCAATGTCGATGCTTATGGAAGATTTATAGAAGACGAAGAAAAGTTTGACCCAGTTACTAGAGAGTTTATGAGTGGTGATGTTAATCCAAGTAACGGCATAAAGTTAGAACCAATGGCATATTATTACGAAAGTGAAGATGGTAAGATACCGTTTGCACGTGATGAGATTATACATTTTAACAAATACAGTGCGAATGCTCGGTTGTATGGGCAGTCGCCAATTATAGGTCTTTCCAAAAAAATCGAAACAGCATTGGCCATAGAGTCATTTCAAAACAAAATCTATAGACTGGAAAGACCACCTAAAGGATTCTTAGATGTTCCAGGTCACGATGAGGAAAGTTTGAACAGATTAGGTGAGTATATTGCAGAGGAAACTCGTCGAAATCCTAACTTTGTTCCTATTTTAAGTAGTCGAGACGGCGGAAACACGGCGAAATTTGTTCCTGTCATGCCTAATATGGACGAATTAATGATGTTACCTTACATGGATAGGATAAATAATGACATTAATGCGTCGTATGGAGTGATGCCGTTAGTTGTAGGACAGATGCAAGGAGTAGGTGGACTTAACTCAGAAGGCGAACAGATTACAATATTTGATAGAACTATAAGAGAAACGCAACAATGTTTGGAAATGGGATTCCTAAAACCGTTGTTGAAAATAATGGAAATAGATTCATGGAAGATTAGATTTAACGATATAAACGAAAGAGACGAAACTAAATATTTGAATAACATGAACTTGAAGGCTCAGATATTGACCCAAATGCAGAATGTAGGAGTGGAGATGGATTTGGATAGTGATGGTAATTTAGTGCTCCCTCAACAGCCAGAGGTGGTGCGTCAGGATTTTCAAAAGCCGTTGCAGGAGTCGCTGGAGGCCGAGGAGCCAGAAGAGCGTCCTCGTATATGGAAGCGGCAGCCAATGAGTTACGCAGAGTTATTGCCAGAGAATTTAGAGAATTAAAACGAGCAAGGTCTGTTAACGAATTGCAAGAATCTGTAGAAGATATGTCTGTTATGGTTGCTACTAGAATGAAACAGGCACTAGAAGATGACATAGATGATGCGTATCGGCATGGTGTTAGGTCTGCATTTACAGAACCTAATTTAGTAAAAGCCGAACCAGTCTTTGATGAAATAGATGATGATTTTTTAAGAACTATGAAAGCAGGTGGCATACTTGCAAAGAACTATCAGACATTTGCATCAGAGTTAACTGACGGTTTAAGAGGCGCTATTACGGCTGGAATTGCTTCAGGTAGTAGTGTTCCCCTAATTGTAGATGCGATGCGGCAAGTGACCAATGCGTCGACTTTTAAGCTAGTTAGGATAGCTAGGACTGAAATCAATGCAATTTACAATGAAGGTAGACTAAGAGGTTATGCAAAAGGTGAAGAGTTGTCAGGCAGACAATACAAGTATAGATTAATTGTTGGTAATGATTCTAGGACTTGTGAAGCACATAATGAGTTAGCACGCAGCATACCATCGACAGGTTTATACATGAGTGATTTAGTAGAGTTACAGAAAAAGATAGCAGCAAGGTATGGTCTTAAGTTACTTGGAACGTCGTTGTTGCATCCAAATCAAAGAACAGTATTAGCGAGGGTAGTATGAAACAATGTAAGAAATGTTTAGCAGGAGCAATGCGAGTCCACATTTTGAGTAGTGGATTTTGTCAGGAGTGTCAATCTGAAATAGACTGGAAGAACGGAGATAGAGAACATCGCAGGCAAATGGCAGTTAAGTCACGGGTTGATTATTACAAAAAGGCAGAAAAGTTTATAGAAAAAAAATGGAAAAAGAAATACGGCGATGATGACATAGACACAGTAATGGGTTACAAATGAGTGCTAATCTAAAAGTAAACATTAAGATAAGTGACAGTGCACGCAAAATATTTGATGAAATTGGAGTGGATATTGAAAAAGCAGTAAACATTGCTATGACAGATACTGCAGATAAAATGGCTAATGATGCTAATTCTAATTTAGCAGATTCAATTGGCGTTAACAGTAGATTGTTTGGTAGCGTAATGGTAAATGATAAACCGATGCGAAAAGAAATTTTTACTAATGTAGAGTATGCAGGTTATGTAGAATTTGGAACTGGGCCTGCAAAGAGAAATAAGAAAGGACAAAAAACAGGAGCAAAAAAGTATTGGCCTCCAGCGTTAGCAGACAAATACGCAACTAATTATTCAAAAAACGCAGGCGATATGGAAAAATGGAGAAAATTAAAAGGTAAGAAATTTAAAACGCATGACAATTTACGGTTTGCAATTTATAAAAAAGGGACTCAGCCACAAAGATTTATGGCTAAGTCGTTACAGAAAAACAAAACTACCTTTGTCCGAAAGATAGGCGAGGAATTATCTCGCCAATCTAACGGTAAGATAGTCAAGCGTTAGCAGTTTAAAGCACCATCAGGCACTGCCAGACCTATTTACTTGCTTACAGCTTGCCGAGAAGCTGTTTCTCATAGCAATCATTACACACTTGGTCTGTGCAGTGATTTGACATAATGTCGTCAATGTCACATTTGACTCGACGACTTATTCTGCCGAGAGAAAGAACTCCTGCACCAATATCGTATTTAGTCCAATGCTTTTTGCAAAAGATACACAACTCTAGTGGCACATCCCATTCACTTAGTTCAGCGGTTATTTTCTCACCTCCTTTGTTTTGTTACGGCTTATTTTTTCTATTACAAACAGTTCTTGCATCCTTGCTCTTTTCTTCCATGGTATTTTTGTAACAGGCATTCCTTTGTCAGGCGTATAGGTGTCCCATACTTTGTTTCCTTTTACTACCATGTAATGATTACCTGCAACAACCAGATACCACGTCTTACCACGTTTACCATGTGTTGCTCTAACCCATTGTCTAAATGTTTGATTGGCTCCATGATTATCTGAACGATACATTTTGTAACCATATCGTTTCAATGCTCTACGCATCTGACCATTAGACATTCCTTTAATTTGTGTTTCTTTTCTAGCAGGAATAAACTTCTTTCTTTCACCCGTCCACCAATCTAGTTGCCATCGACCTCGATACTTTACATTCTTGTTTACTTCTTTTAGTAAGTCCTTTTCTACAATGTCATATCGCTTACCAGTAAGAACAGTCAATGCAGTTGGTCCACAGTATGATGAACCACTGGCACGTCTACTTCTTTGTCCTTTCTTATTGCGAATCACTTTAACCACTTCTCCAATGGAACTAACTTTTTCTTACCAACTAGAACTTCATAGATAGTATCAGTTCTTCGACATGGCCCAGTCCAACGAGTTTGTGGAACCATGAATCCATCCTTCTCAACCATCTTGCCAGTCCAATGTGTGGTTGCTATTCGTGCATACCTTAATTGACCCTTTTTTTGGCCTCGCGTATACATTACTACTGACTTGACTTTTCCAAATTGCCAAGCGTATTTAGGCTTGCGATAGTAGACAAACTTGCCTACTAAATCTGTGTGTGTATGACTCTTTGTCATAACTACCTATAGACGGGTGCATATAAACCTTTACGGTGTAAAATATACGGAGTTTTCATTTCCTTTATATATAACATGCTATAATTTGGGCCGTGGCAGACGAAAATAACACTGGTTGGAAAGTCTATCGACCAGAGTGGTATAATGACAGAGTAATGGAGACTTATATTTCCGCTCCTATCGTCGACAAACAGAACGATATGATACCTACTGAGACTATCAAAGAGGCCATGGATTTTTACATGCGCTACGGCGTATATTCATATCGTCACGAAGAAATGCCGATTGGTTTGCCATTAGCTTACAAAATTAAAAACGGTAAGGTTAAAATTAGAGTAGGAATCCACAATAAAATCAAAATGCATGACAAAGTGTGGAAAGAGATAGGGGATTACGGACCGTCGGGTGCAAGTAGTATTCGAGGCGAAGCCACAGAACAAGAGAAAGTATGTTTATCAGAAGACGACTGCCACAATCGTATCAACGAACTTTCTCTTTGGAGCATATCGTGGGTTGGCGATAATCCTGCCAACCCAGAGGCAAAAGTCACGGATGTTGCAATGGCTAAATCTAAAAGTGTTCAAGTAACATTAGATGAAGTAGAAGCAATGGTAGAAAAAATAATTGAGCGTAAAAACGGCAAATATTGTTTATACGCTAAAAAGAACCGAAAGCTTCTAGGTTGCCATGATACTAAGGAAGGAGCTATAAGGCAGGAAAGGGCCATACAAGCCAGAAGATACAGTAAATCTGATGCACTCGGTGAAATACTTACAAAGATAGAAAAGTATAAAATTCCAAAAGGCGTAAAAAACGAAGCAATTACTGGTAGAGAACTTCGTAAGAAACACGGATATGGTGGCGGTAAAGTAACTAAAGCAATTAACGCACACTTAATCAATAAAGAATATGTCAATTACAAAATGGCTATGTCTATTCATAAATATTATAGAAGACATGAAACAGTAGACCCACAAGGTAAAAACTTTGACAATAAGAAAAGACCTAGTAAGGGTTTTATTATGTGGAAAATGATGGGAGGTGATGCAGGTCACAGTTGGAGTAAAGGTTTACAAGACAAAGTAAAAGCTGAACCATGTTGGGCAGGTTATGAAATGGTAGGATTTAAAAACGAAGGAGGCAAACGTGTGCCAAATTGTGTTCCTGTAAGTAAAAACAGACATCCACAAACACCTGCAAAGCCTAGTGAAAGACGCAGAGGTAGCGATAAGAATCCGAAAGGGTCAGCAGGCGGTCAGCGTGGTGGAATCAAGTTGAGTGAAGCAAACATTAAGACACTTAAAAATTATATTAAAGAACATAATGAAAAGGTAGGAGATGCCAAAGGTAAGAAAGCAAATCTAGGGGCATTGAAAGCAGTATTCCGTAGGGGTGCAGGTGCATTTTCTACAAGTCACAGACCAAGTGTAAGTAGCAGAGACCAATGGGCATTAGGTAGAGTTAAAGCATTTTTACGATTATTAAGTTCTGGCAAGCCATCTAATCCTAAATATACTACAGATTATGATTTATTGCCAAAGGAACATCCTAAATCTACAAAAAAATCTAAAGCAGAAACTGTAAAAGTTAAACCACCTAAAGGTTATCATTGGATGCAAACCACTGAAGGGCCAGTATTAATGGAAGGAGACTACGAACCACATGATGGTGCAGTAGAGGAGTTTCCATTTACAGTATTAGAAACACATGAAGATGAAAGAATTATAAAAGCAGAGTATCAAGGTCGCAAAGTAGAACTTAACAAGCCACGTAGATTATCTGGCGACAGTAAAAAATTTGGAGTATATGTTAAAAACGATAAAGGCAATGTAGTTCAAGTTAAGTTTGGCGACCCTAAGATGGATATAAAACGTGACGACCCAGAAAAACGCAGACAGTTTAGAGCAAGACATAACTGTGACAATCCTGGCCCTAAACATAAAGCAAGATACTGGTCTTGTAAGATGTGGAGTTCAAAAAACGTGTCTGATATAGTAGGCAAAGCTGAGTGTCCGCCAGTAATAAAAACTAAAAAATTACAAAAAACAAATAAACATTTAGATGATATAATGCGTATGATTAAATTTGGAACTTTAATTAAACAACCTGAAGACGACAAAAAATTACCTCCTCCTAGCGCAGGAGAAGGCCCTCCTAAATCATGGTTTGAAAATTGTAGAATGGCTGCACGTAGAATCTCTAATACTAAAGATGAATTTACAGGCCCTCGCGGGCGTATTAGAGATAATAAAGCATGGTGTGCAGAGTTATGGCACAATCCTGGAAAGTTTTCACAACCATTTAAACGACCCGATGGTTCTAGGGGACGAACGGACGGTTATAAGTTAAGAAGAAATGTCGGCAATTCAAATTGGCGACCTGATTAATATACGGAGTCCCACTTTTCTTTATATACTAAGTTCCATAGCTGGTGTTTACATGAGCGAATGCACTTGTGGAGGCACACATGAAGCACCTGCAGACGAAGAAGTCGTAGAGGCAGAAAAAAGTGAGGCCCTCGATGAACCGATAGCAGAACTTGACAAGCACGAAGAGCTTTACAAGGATATGGAAGCAACTCTAGGAAAACTCAAAGAAGTTATGGCTTACTTAGAATCTCAAATGGACGATGAAAAAATGGACCATGAAGAGAAAGCTGAACACGAAGAAGAGGAAGAAGAAGAAGAGGAAGCTGAAGAAGAAGAAAAAATGGATGACGAAGCAGAAAAATCAGATGACGAAGAAAAATCTGTTGCTGAAAAAGCTGACGACATTCACAAATCACTTACAACTTTAAAGAAATATGGAATAAACATATATTCTGGTAAAAAGGCAACGCCTGCACCAGCAAAAACTGACAGTCCTAAAGTAGAAACAATAGATTTTAACAACATGGAGAAATCATTTGAAGACATTGAAGCACTTTATGACGGAGGAATGTAAACATGGGAATGACAATGGAACAATATGTAAACGCATACTACGGCGGCGAACTTGGTATCTCTAAAAGATATGGAATCAGCAAAGCCGATGACTTGACTTATACAAGTGACCCATCCGCAGCGTTCAATACGGTGTATGGTGCTAAAGTGTATAATCAATTAAATACTAAATCAGAAGTATTCAAGCTACTTAAAAAAGAGCCATGGACACAATCTGGATGGAGAGTAATGACTGCAAGACACGCTACAACTGCTGGTGTTGCAGAAAACAACTCTGAAGCTGGTGGAGCATTACCAGACACAGACAAACCTGATATTCTACAAGTAAACGCTACACTAAAACAAGTAGTAAGCACTTGGGAAATTTCAACTAAAGCAGCAATGCTATCTGAAGCAGATGACGGTCTAGGAAACTTGGCTGCATTTATGAGAAAAGAATGTTCAGAAGCACACATGTATGCTATTGATGAAATGTTATTAGCTTCTGCTGAAACAGATGAAGGTAACAACATGGAATCTTTAGATAGAGTAACTGCAAGTCACGCTTATGCAGCAGCAGCATTGTCTGGTGCAGCAGATGCAGACATCTATGACATTGACCGTTCAGCACAAAGCTGGTCTGATGCAACTGTTTCACACAACAGTGGAACTGACAGAGCATTAACTTTAGCAATGTTGGACACAGTTATTCAAGGAGCATTAGAAAACGGTGTTAACTATAACAACTTAATCTTATTAACTGGATATGATACATATCAAGATTTGAAAGCATTAATGTTATCTACAACTAACAATACATTTAGAGCAGATTTGGCCGCTACTGCCGCAGGCAGTGTTAACGGTGTAGCTGGAGAAGCTGGATTGGCTTTTGATTCACGAGTTGGTGCATATGATGGAATACCAATTTTTCTATCACAACACGTAGCAAAAGACACCACTTCAAGAATACACTTACTTGACATGGAACAATTAGCAGTTAGAGTAGCAGCTCCAACAACTTATGTAGACAGCACAAACGTAGCAGTCACACAAAAGATGTCACACGAGTTTGCACTAATTACTGCTGGTGAATTAATCTGTTACAAGTTTAACACAAGCGGAAGTATTAGAGACTTGAACGCTTAATGTTGGTAGGAGGACTAATTAAATGGTCAAAGTTACTAACATTACAAGCAGGCCTCTTTACAGGAGGGCTCCTTCTGGGACGGTTATCCGTTGGGATGCTGGAGAGACCCGCGATATTGAAAGCAAAAGGCTCATTGCACAGCTTGAAGAAAGTAATGGTTTCCAAGTCGGCACAGGAGTCGGCAAAGAAGGGGTTGGCGCAGGGCTTAAGACTCACGTCAGACCTTCTAAACCACAGCGCAAACAAGCTAAACCCAAGCCAAAAAAAGAAGTAAAGTCTAAAGCCAAACCTAAGAAAGGACTTAAGTCGAAGAAAGGAAAGGCTGACTAATGGCATCAACAGTTGTTAGAACAAATCTAAGACTAGACGGCTCTCGGAATGCACATTTATTTGCAAACACCGAGACTGCCGTCGGCGGTTCTGAAACTACAGTTTTAGATAAGTTTGACTGTGCTTTGTTTAACAGATACTCAGTTCAAATCCGTAATACAGATGGTTCCGTAGCAGGCACTGCTAAAGTCTATGGTTCTTTAGTAAATAATCCAAGCACAGAAGGTGGAACTGATTGGGTTCAGATAGGAGACGATATTACTGTTGGAACAAGTAGTGCTGCATTGAAGGCAATATCAACTACACCACTAAGATGGTTGTGCATAAGAGCAACGGGAAATGGAGCAGATTTAACCTGCTACGTCTATGCGGAGCAAGTTTAGTGGATGGCTGCTCCTATATACTCTAATATAGTCACAGTAAGTGAGGTTGTCCCATGGCAGTAAACACATGGGATGGTTCATCATCTACAGATTGGGGGACTGCTGCTAATTGGACAACTACTGGCGTAACAGATAGAGTTCCAACTGCGGATGACGATGTTGTTATTCCAGATTGCAGTTCAATAAACAACTGTATATTAGATGGCGATACAACTATTAATTCATTGGCATTGGCAACCTCTTCTAATTTCAGTATGAATAACCACGACCTTACGATTGATGGTGAAAATGGTAGTGGTAGAGCAATAGATGTAGGAAGTAACACACTTACTTTTGTAGGTGGAACTGGAACTTTAATATTTACATTGGGGAGTGGAACCACAAAGTTACAAGGCATACAACATTTAGCAGCTTCAACTGAATTAAGAAACGTGCAGTTTAATGGCGGTGCTACTTTTCAATTAGAAGGTGATACTACAATAACTGGAAACCTTACAATATCCGCAGGAACACTGACCACGTTAGATAGTGATGGTTCAACAAGTAGAAACCTTACAGTAACAGGAGATTGTATTGTAGAGGGAACACTTACAGGTAATGCTTCTGCAATTAGTTTGGGAAGTCTTAGAGTCGATGGAACCTACAGTGCAACAAGCGGAACAACTATAATAACCAGTGAAAGAAGCAATGGCCGAGCAATAGACATCGTAGGAACTTATACACATAATAGCGGAACTTTAGAAATACAAACACCAGCAGATACAGATTTGCGTTATCCTTCAAGTAGCTCTCTTAATGACCTTACAATTAACCACGCAAGTTGTATTGCACGGCCTACTGGTGATAACAAACCACCAATAGGAGGAGACCTTACAATCACGGCAGGAACGTTTAATACATTAGATTCAGGCGGTGGAAGTAGTCACGACCTTACAGTAACAGGAGATGTAAGTGTAACAGGAACACTTACAGGTAATGCTTCAGCAATTAGTCTTGGAAGTCTTACAATAGAAAGCGGAGGAACCTACAGTGCAACAAGCGGAACTACTACAATTACAAAAACAAGTGCAACGGCAGGTCACAGTGGACAACCTTCAGCCATAGAAGTTAAATCAGGTGGAACATTTACTAATAATGATGGAACTGTGTTATTGTCAAGTTCACTCGACCAAGATTTAGAATTTGACGGAACTGGCAATATGCACCATCTTACAATAAATAAATCAGATAATGATGTTATACACAGTTCTAATTTAACGATAGAAGGAGATTTAAGTATTACTTTAGCAACAGCACACGCATTTAGGCCCAATACAGGTTCAAGGACACTTACAGTGACTGGAGATGTTACAATAGTAGAAGGTAAAGTAGGAGATGTAACAAACTATACAGGCAATCATTCATTTGGAAGTCTTGAAATACAAAGTGGAGGAGAATACATTGCAACAAGCGGAACTACTACTATTACAACAGGAGGAACTATAGGTGGAACAACTAATACAGCTTTTGGAGGAGAAGGCACTTTTACACATAACAATGGAACTTTAGTATTAGATTCAGTTTTACATAGGATTCCAAAAGGTGGAACTTTTTACAATCTTAAATTAACAGGTAGTCAAAATACAGGGGGAATTTATCTTTATAGTGATACAATGCTTCCACAAGGAATTATGCCTGATGGAACTACTGGTTCAGCTTATTTTTCAGTATTAGGAACTTTAGAAATAACAGATGATGAGTTTAGACCTTACAATGCAGATAAGGTGTATATTCATAATTTAGTAATAGGAGATGGCACAGGTTCAGCAAATTCGGCTAAGTTTGATTTTGCTGAAGTAGATGAATTTGACGGTAAGGTTTTTGTAGATAATGTAACTATACATTCTGATGGTCAGTTGTTGTTTGGTGATGGAAATGAAACTTCAGCTACCGAAGGCTCTTCAGCACTTAATATATATGGTGCGTTTAGAAATCTTGGAGGGAATGTAACAATCGAATAATGGCAATCAATCTTAATTTCTTAGGCACGGGCGGAATAATAGAAGGAAATCTTGGAGCAGCAAACGTTAATGTAAATCTTGACAGTGCTTTAGAGTTTGACGGTGTTAATGATAAGATAACAGTATCAGACCACAGTAGCCTTGACATTGTAGGAGATATTACTCTAAGTGCTTGGGTTAAGATAACAATGGGTGAATCTGATTTTAAAACAATTATATCTAAAGCTGCAACTTTAAGCAATAATGTGTCACCTTGGCAACTTCGACTTGATGATGATGACAAAGTAGAGTTTGTAACTGGCAATGGCACTTCATCAACAAGAGTATCTTCAACTAATGCAATAAAAGAAGGTTGGAATCATATAGCAGTTACAGTAGATGAAAACGGCTCAAGTTCTGTTGTTAAATATTTCATTAACGGAGTATTAGACAGGACAGTAAGTAGCGGTTGGACAGATTACAGTGGATATTCTAATTCTTCGGATTTACTTATTGCAGTTCTTGGAACAGGATATTTTCACGATGGATATTTAGCAGATGTTAGAATTTACAATGCTGTAGTAAGTGATGCAGATGTAGCAATACTTGCATCTCGAATAAACGGAGACCCTTCACTTACAACGGCAGGAACTACAAATTTACAAGGATGGTGGAAACTTAACAATAACAGTGTTACAGATAGCTCACCTAATTCAAACAATGGAACTGCATCTGGGCCTACAGAAAGGTTTGACCAATTTCATGTAGATGTATATGACGCAGCAGGTAAGGGTGCGGATTCAGGCCAAAATGTAGATACAGCATTAGGTTCTACAACTGGAACTTATCTTAATGTTACCGATGCGTCTACTTTTGGTTCTACTGGACCTGTAAGATTACTTGTTCAAGTTAATAACGAAATAATGTTGGTTACATATATTAATGAATCTACTGACAATCTTACAGTTCAGAGAGGAATGTTTGGAACTACAGCAACAACACACAGTTCTGGTGATGATGTATTTTATGCTAATGGAACAATTACAAGCGGGACAACCACAGTAACACAAGGAAAGGTAGAGGGTTTGGCTTTGTCATCTGGATTGTTTGATGGTGATGATGATTTTGTTGAGTTGGGAAGTCAATCTGGAGATTTAAGGCTTCATAATTCTGATGCAGCAATTAGTTTATGGTTTAGACCTCACGATGGCGATGCAGGTGACCAACATAAACGAATTTTAGATAAATCAAGTGGAGGCAGTGCAGTTGGTGGATACGCACTATTATTTCACACAGACGGCACTAACGGTAGAATAAGTGGATACGTTGATAATAATAGCACGGTCGCTAATGTTGAGCCAACTGGTGGATTTGTAGATAATAGATTTTATCACATTTTATGGACTTGGGATGGCACTAATCATAATATGTATATAGATGGAGTTTTAGAAAAAACAGTAGCTAGTTCAGCTCGACCTCCATCAGATACTACAGGTATGAGGATAGGTAGCTGGAATCATTCTACTGGAAGAGAATTTGATGGTAACATAAGAGATGTAAAAATATTTGATTATGCATTTAGTGCAGAACAAGCGACTTCTATTTATTCTGGAACATATCCTCAAACTGCATTACATCAATATAAATTAGATGAAGGTAGCGGAACAACCGCAACAGATTCAGGAACGTCAAGCACATTAGTAAATGGAGTTATGACAAATGGAGCTACTTACACAAACGGCACTCTTGACCTTGACAACTCTGGAGCATTAACAGTAAACACAAATGGGACATTTTCTGCACCTAGAGGTAAAGTCCAAGTTGCAGGAGATATATCTGGAGCAGGAAAAATTATTCATAACAATGGAACTTTTGAATCCAACAGGGCAAGCTCTACTGTAAACTTTAATTTTTCAGGTTCTGGAGTAGATGCAGATGGAAATGCACAACCAATGTTTTATGATGTTTTATGCACAAGTGCAACTACTAAAATCATAAGAGATACATCTATAGCAAGAGAATTACACATTGATTCAGCAGCAACATTTAAATTTAATTGTAATTCAAGAGCTGTAACATTAACAATGGGAACATCATCCTCTGCTGGAGAAATACACCAAGATGGAGGAAGTTTTCA